TCAATAGTTGCACCATCTTTATGATCAGTAGATGACGTGGAATTGAAGACAAGATCCCCTGGAACGGAATCTGACTTATATGAAGTTACTCCAACAAACCCTCTAATACAACCAGTAAAAGAAGATTGTGTTTTTCCGGTATAAGTTATTACTTCATCACCTATTCTCAAAAGACCATAAGAATCTGGAAACTTATCTGTTCCCTCTGGTGATCCAGTAAATGTGTTTAGATTTATTGTTGTTGCAAATTCATCAAGGTCTCCATCTAAAATTACTTCATGGTTTAAATTAGTCTGCTCATCAACCTTTATGTATTGATCAATATTTTGAATTAAATCAATAGGACCACTTTTATATTCCTGACCAATATAATATTGCTTTAAAAATTCAGAGATAAGAGGGAACTCATTCTCAACATAAGTTGGGAGTTGGTTCTTGACGATGCTGCTAAACTTGATTCTTGTTTCTGCCATTTTTTCTATATCTCTAAATTAGTAACCGCTGCCTGAACCCGAAGGTGTGGTTGAACCACCAGTTGCACCGCCAGTAGTGCCAGTAGTTGTACCAGTAAAAGAACTATTAGTGGAAGTAGTTGCATTCACTGCGTCAGTTGCCGCAGTAGTTATAATATTTTCAGGACCACCAGCACGAACTAAATTACCTTCTGCATAAGAAGAAGAGACAATATAGTTTGATGCCGATGGATCGAGTCCTGATGCGATTTCGTCTGCTACCATTTCAAACGTACTGTTACTAGTATCTAGTTGCAAATAAAGGTCCTGTAATCCGACAACATCATTTGATAAAGGTGTTGCTTGAATTTCTATGATTTCTTGACTATCCTTTTGCATACCCGCAACAATATTGATCGCATTAATGGTTATGATGCCATTTACGTAATCAATAGTTCCTACATTAGATCGTATAATGGTTGGACTTTGAGAACCTATATTGGGAACAGTGAAGAAAAATAGAGATCCAGTTTGTCTATTTGAATTAGGTATATCACTGATATAAACATTTTCGGCAATTCCAGCAACTCTAAATGAACTAGATTTTATGTTATAACCAGTCATACTTGAAATATGAAATTGATTACCAAATCCAATTTGATATTCTGCAATGGTATTTGGTACTACTCTTAAATCTCTCCTCATTTTTACAACAGTAATGTTTGAAGTTACTGATTCATGACTATCATCAATTATCTTCAAAAATTTACTATATTTGAATCGAGCACCATACTTATTTAATTCAGTAGAATCCGCGTATTTAGCGGCATTATTGGAAACTATTGTAGAGACCTCAGCAGCTGATGGTGCCAAATTAGTATTATAATAAACTCTCGAACTTGTTTCTAAGTAAAGATATTTAAGATCTAAAATTTCAGGAACAACACCTGCTACTGCATATTTTTTTAATTTTAATTTAATATTATCTTTGATTAGATTGGGAAGAAAATCTCCAAATCTAGGTTTAATACTGATAAACACTTTACCATACTGTGGAGGAATTAATTCTTCTCCACCAAATACAGAAATAGATTCAGTATCTGGATATATCTTTGCAGGAATCAGTGTTTCATAATCATCTGCAGTTACTGCACGATTTTGAGTTGCATAAATCTTTGGTGCAAATTTTCTAACAGATTCAACTTCTTCAATTGCAGAACCGCCCCTAGACCTGTACTCAGGTATTACAAGTGATATGCCAGATGTAACTGTATATTCACTTCCATCTCTTACATAAGTCAGTCTACCATTAAAGGCAAATGAAGAGATTCCATTTCCAGCATCTCCATTAGTTACTAAGTAAGTAACTGTAACGTAATTTTGGTCATCGAGTTTTTTACCAAAAACTCCATCTCCAAAGAATATTTCATATCTTTCATCTGCTACTTCCTGTAAGAAATAGATTTTTGAATCAGAACCAACATAGAATAAATTATCCTGCAAAGAATACTTTACAGTTGCGGTCGAAGATGCACTATTCTTAACACCTACTCTAATTAAGTCTGTGTCAATTCCTACATTTGGTAAAATAAACTTTTGCTGAGGATTTCTAGCACTATAAGTAAAATTCTTTTCTACAACCGTTCCTTCATAGATGGGTATCTCATTAAAAGCAGCGACCCCATTTATCACAGGAACCGTTATATCGTCTAAAATACAGAACGACCCACCCGAACTACCAAAGACACCTTTAGACGCTGCTACAGTCCCTTTACGGAGGGTTATAGACGCAGGTTTGGGTGTTATGTTAGTTGCATTTACACTAAAAGATATTGCAGATGTTGATGCTTTTCTTGATCTAGGAGTATACCCAACATTTCTTGCTAATGCAACTACATTTTCTCTTAAAGTTGCAGTATCAATAAAAACTTCGTTTGCTACCATATTAGCATTATACGAAGTAATGTACGTATTGTATGCTAATACATCTAAAATGGTTGATAGGTTAGAACCTTCAAAGTCATAATCCGTAAAATTGGAATTTGACTTTAGGTATTCTTTGAGAGTGGTTTTAACGTCCTCAAAGTCTAAATTTGTAAAATTTACTAGTGACATTTTACCTTGTTGGTTGCAATACGAATTCTAATTGTTGTGTTGGAAGATCAGCTCCGATAATATCATATACAATGACAACATCGAATGCATTATTATCTAAATCAGCAATTGCATTAATAGACCTCAATTTAACCCTTGGTTCATATCTATTGATAGATTCTGTAATTTGAGTTTGAATTTCAATTGCAGTTAAATCATCAGCATTTTCAAAAATAAGTCCAGTAATGCGAGATCCAAATCTTGGATTGAAAAATTTCTCTCCAGGATTTGTAAAAACAATATTTTTTACTGATCTTGCGATTGCATTCTCATTTTTCATTGCAATCAGGTCTTTAGTCAGAGGATTAGTCTGAAAAGACATACTAATATCTTTAAATCCTTGACTTATCCTTTCTAAAGGCACAACAATACGGCAATTATTGTATTATTTATCAAGTATTTTCAGCATTTTTATTCGTATAATGGTTCAGGATCACTTTCTGTCGAAAAAATCTCACCTTCTTGATGAAGTTTTTTCTTTTTTGGCGTTAAATCATCATTAGTAATTTCACGAAGCATCTTTTGATGCTGATGATTAGCTAAATTATCCAAAAAATCGTGTTCGGTAGTCATATTTCCTCTTTTTTGCTATTTATTGAGGGTCCAAAGGTCGCCCTTCTTGTGATTTGTACATATCTTCGGGGTTTTCTTCTTCATTTTCGCGTTCTTTTGCAGTTTTCCAGAAATATTCGTCTTCTCTACCCATTCCAAGACGATCATATCCGTTCTCAACACTATAATATTGAGTTGAAACCTTAAAATCAGGCATTTTAGGGTCAACAGGTGTCAAACTATTGTCAAAAATACGCATTCTGTTGTTTGGATACAGTGCATACTGTCCATTTTCCAGTTCAATTAGGTTATGTGACTTATGTTCAGCTGGATTTTCACTTGTTGCATAGTCAATCGTATCAGGATCTTGATGATAATTGTCTATTGTACAAATATATGTACCTCTTTGAATACCAAAATCTCTTGTATAGAGTTCATAATCCATAGAACCAATGAATTGCTTGGTTACAGACACTACACCATAGTCCATACAGTTCCAAAACTGTAAATTAGGTAGATCCATATCAGGACTTGGTGTCTCTGGATCGCTTACAAATGCACTAATTGGTAGTTTATCATACATTGCCGCATATTCAGGCAAATATGTCTCAAAATAAAAAGCGCGTCCAGGTATCGACTTACACGATACCCAAACGCCCTTAACAAATTCACCGTGACCAAATTGATGGTCAGTTAAATACTCTTTTCTTACCCATACTTCAACCGAAGGAAGGTTGCAAATAAGTGCTGCCATTTACATAACGTAACTCTAGCACTATTTACCTTGTCCGCGATACTTCTTTTTTGCTTTATTACGAGAAGTCGCGGATCTTAGTGTATACTGCGAGTTTCCTTGGCGAGTTTTTTTGGGTTTGCCCTTAACATAAGTGCCACCTTTCATCATCATAGTTCAGTACCTCAAATAACGCGAGTTTTTTCGTGACCGACCCTGATACGAGGATCGCACCAGATCTCAAATCCTTCTTCTTTTGCATCGAGACAGAACGATACATCCTCTCCACACATGTCCTGAACATCGCCACTCTCAAAGACTTGCATCTTAGGAGCAAACCAAGGATATTCAAGATTCTCAAAGACACCCTTCTTAATGAGCACCCATCCAAAACCTGTGTAATCTACAGTGAAAGGCTTACGCCGCTTACTGATTGATTCCACTGTTTCGTGGTTCATTACTCCACCATTCTTACGGAAATCATCTTCCTCTAACCAATGTGCAACTGAGGTAGTCTGTCCATCCTCTGTGGCATACCATCCACCAACAATTTCTTTCTCTGTTCCATCCTCTGCAATTGCCATGTCGCACAACTGCCAGAACTTCTCTGTGCTGAATACAATATCACTATCAATCCACAACTGATAGTCATATTCCAACTTACCATCCCAAGGTACTTGCTTAGGACCACGAAGTACATTTGCACCCAAACACTTACAACGTGCAAAGTTAACCATAGAAGAGTAATCTTGACTGATCTGAATACTCATTCCATTCTGTACCATATCAAAGCACAGTTGTACAAAGTTCTTCAGAAACGTAAAAGAACATCCACGACCAGGAAGACAGAATACAATCGTCTTACCTTTCATTCGTGCTTTAATGGATGCAATATCCCAATCCTCTGTTTTTTTCTTTACAGGTGTTTTTGCCTTAACAGTAAATCCTTTTGCCATGTTTTTGAAATTACTTCAGTTCAATTATAGTATGTGTTATGTAGTATGTCAATATGAATCTTCGCCAATAGGTTCTGCAGTATTATCCGTACCACCGTATCCAAGGGGGCGATTGCACTCCTCATATGATAAATCCTCAAGTTCATAATCAGTCTTCATTAGACCAACCATTCCCTTGAGGGTTTCCCATGTAT